CACGATCCCACGCGTATTGCAACGTGTTGATGATCACCGGGTCCTGCATGAGATCACGGAACGGCAGGCTCGGCATGAACATCACGAACCATTCCTCGTCGTCGTTGACGCTGATCGGCCGGATGCGCGGCGACGCGGTGCGGGCAATGCGTTTCGCAAGCGTGACAATGGCGGCGGTCATCTTGTCGGCGGTGTTGTCCACCGTCAGCAGCGCCGTCGCCATGACGCCGGAGACGGCGTTTGACTTGCTCGCGCCGAACAGCACCCGGTCGGCGTTGTTGACCATCCATGTGTTGCGCTGGCCGGCGGTGGCGGCGGCGTAGGATACCTGCACGTTGTTGTCGGCGGTGATCGCCTCCAGCGACGTGATAATGTCGTTCCGCATCTTCTCCAGTTCCCAGACCATCAGGGCTTCCCTGGCGGCCTCGCGGAGGTCGATGACGGACTTCTGTTCGTCCCAGTCCGAGACGGCGACGGCGTGCCGGAACGCGGACACGACCAGGTTCAGCGACCGGGCGTTGAGGATTTCCTCGTTGCCCTCCAGGACGGTATTGCCAGAGACGCCCGCGCCGACGAGGCGGCGGACGGTCGGGAACACCACCGTGTCGCCGGCCTTGCGGGTCAGGTCCTCGCGGACCTGGATCATCGCGCCCATGGTGGTGCCCATGTAGCGCGCGAACTGATTTTTTCTGACGTATTCCGTGAAAAAATCGCTGTCCCAGATAAGCGGAGTCAGTCCCGCTCTGGCGGGGGTGACGTTCATATCGGCCATACGATTACATTCCTAGAGGGTCGAGTTGATGACAACTCGCTTTCTCTCGGGTCAGCGCCGTGATATTCATATGGCCATGCCGATAAAGACCGCCGTCCCTCCTGACCGACTCACCGCTGAGATGGTCAGACGCGCCCTGGACTATGACCCGACGACCGGGTTGCTGTTCTGGCGACACCGCGACGACGTTTTGCCGCGTGTGAACAAGCGTTTTGCTGGCAAACCGGCTGGGTGCCCTGATGGTCAATACGGCTACCTGTCGGTAAGGCTGCATGATATCGCGTATCAGGCACATCGCCTGATCTGGCTGCACGTCACGGGAGAATGGCCCGCCGCTGTCCTCGACCATATTGACGGTATTCCGTCGAACAATGCCTGGAGCAATCTGCGGCCTGCCACGCGAGCGGAGAACAACCGAAACCGACGGACGCGCCGTGTGGGGATTCTGAAGGGCGCGAGTCAAGACGCCAAAACAGGACGTTGGGCAGCCCATATCATGCTTGGTCGCAAGGCTCATTACCTCGGCACCTTCAGCACCCAGGAAGAGGCACATGCCGCCTACACGGCAGCGGCCAAGCGTCTCCACGGGGAGTTTGCGCGGTTCGATTGAGAAAGCGGCGACGCCCGGATAAAGCCCGGCGACGGCTCAACGCCCGATCAGTCCCCCGGCGACGGGGTCACGCTGCTTGAGGGCCAGCGGTGCCCAGCGCCCGTATCAACCCCGGCGACGGGTTGCCTTCGCGTCCGCGATGCGCCCGATTGTGCCCGGCGACGGCGGCGGTTGCTTAGGCTCGGCTACGTGCTCTGGCTCAGCCTCGTAATCACTTACGGTGGCCTCGATCCGTATAGCATCAGCGAGGCAGGCAACGATAGTCCCACGCTTCTCGGCCTCACTCTCGGGCACACGGCGCTGGAGTCGCGCGGCGTAGAGGATGGCGGTCATGATGGCGAGGTCGGTCATGAGTCGCCGTCATCGTCATCGAGCATCAAGAACGTCGTTTCGGTCTAGCAAGGATATCCTCCATCGAGAGGGGGCCGGAAAATCCATTCATCCCGCGTGGCGCGCTGCGCCGCGCAGTCGCGAGGCTCGGCGGCATCCCGGCGACCGGCGAGACCGGCGGCGGGTCGGCGCCGCGTTCGGCTTCGATCTTCGCCCGTATCTTCGCCTCATACGCCGCCGGGTCGGTGCCGATTTCCTCGTGCAGCCGCGCCGCCGCATTGTTGTCGATCATCCACTGGTAGGGGTGCGGCTGGGAATAAAGTTCGCCCCACAATCGCGGCTCGGCCTCGCCACGCTTTTTGAAGTACTCGGTCTCCCGGTCGATGACTTCCCGCCCGTGCTTGTCCATCGCCATCATCTCGCTGGTGTTCAGGCGCTCGTTCAGCACCACGCCCCGCATCCGGCGCGTGTAGCCCTCCGGGTCCGTCGCCGGGTCGATCGGCGGCAGCGGCTGCGGCGGCGGTGGTGGCGGGCCTTTCTTCGCGTCCTCAAGCTGCTTCGCCAGCGCGTCCCGCTCGGCCTCGGCGCGGCTCGCGCGCTCGACCCAGTTCTGCCGGCGGGCGCGCTCCTTTTCGTAAGCCGTGCGCGGGACGATCGGCTGGCCCGGCTCCGGATCGCCGGGCTCCGCGTCGTCGTCCGGGTCCGGTGCGACGGCTGGCTTGTCCTTCGCGGGTGCCGCGTCCTTGCCCGGCGCGGCCTCCGGCACGGGCTTCGGGGCTTCTGGCGTGGCCGGGGGTTTGCCTCCGTCCGTGGCGGTTGGTGGCGAGGCCTCCGGCGGGTTGCCGCCCTTCAGGAATGCGTCAAGTTGTGTCTCAGACATTATTGCCTACCAACATGAAACCAGCGATAATGACGGGCTGTAACCTCGCCCACTGATCGAGCCGCGTAAGCGGTGGCACAGGAATGCGTCGAGGTCACCGGACATCAGTGGGTCCTCGCCAGCCCGACCAGCGGCACGCCCAGGCGCTCACGCGCATCGCCCTGGTGTTCAATTGCGACGTTCTCCCTGATCCACTGGCACGAATTGCAGCGTTCCTCTGCCTCGGCGGTGCCAAAGAACCCGACCGCGATCACATGCCGGCCGCAGTCCGCGCAGTCGTATTCGATCTCGTCGCTCATGGCCCGCCTCCCGGCTGCTCCGGCGGCGCGAGCGCGTTCTGCCGGGCAACCACGATATCGTTGATCCGCTGCACCGCGCTGTGCCGCAGATCGTTCGCGCGCGCCTCATCAACCGCCGCCTTCGCGTGCATGCCACGCAGGCTCGCGCCGTCCATCATCGCCTGCACCTCTGGCGGCACCACGGTCCCCGGATCGGACGGCGGGTCCGGTGGCGCGTTCATGTCGTTCCATCCGGTATGCACGTCGGCGATGTGGTGAACCACCGCGTGTTGGCGCTCCTTGGCCAAAGCGAAGTCGGCCGCCGCTTTGGCCTGGGTCGCCGTGGTGTCCGCCTGCGCCTTGTCCTGGGCCATCTTCTGCATGGTCTGCTGTGCCTGAGCCCGCGCCTGCTGGCTCTCCTTCAACTGTTGCAGGATCTGATCCTTGTTCCGCAGGTTCGACGCCGCGATCAGGATCTCTGGCGGGATCAAACCCGGCTGCGTACCGGCCAACTGAATCAGAACCTGGAACTGTTCCGCCTGAATGCTCGGAACATCAATGCCCTCTTCGATCGTGATATCGATGTCCATATCCGAGATGTCGTTGTCGATCCGTATCACCTGTTGCAGCCTTGGATCACCGGGCACGATCTGCATCGCCTGCATCGCCTGCGCCCGCTGCTGCTCCGGCATATCGGCGAGTTCGTCCATCACGCGCACCGGCTGATTGATGCCCACGTATTTGGTGTTGCCCAGGTCATCGGTGACGTGCACCCAGCGCCCGGCCGTCCAGTATTGCCGCGCCGCCATCCACGCCACCTGGTAGAGCGTCCGCGACCACATCCGCAGCGTATCCGCGATCGGCTCGTGCGCCGCCGCGCCGCCGGCCTGCTGGGCGAGGATCGCCCGCCCGGACAACTCGCGCGGATCGGTGCCGGACATCGAGGCGTTCGGCCCGGAGGCCTGCATTTCGGCCGTCGCGTGCTGCAACAACTTGAACTGCCCCTCGGCCAGGTCCGCCGTGTCGTGGATCTCGAACTTCATGCCGGGATTGATGACGACCAGCCCGTCCGGACGCGCGACCTCGCGCCGCGCCTTGTCGATATCGGCGACCGCGCCGTCTTCCATGATCACCTGCTTGACGCTCAACAGGTGCAGCGCCTTGCTGCGCCGCTTGTTGATCTCATCCTGCTCGGAGATCAGGTCGCGGACCATGCCGTAACGGTTATTTTCCCGGTCAACGTGCGCGCTGGCCATGATCAGACCACATGCGGAGCGGGCCTTGTGATCCCGGTATGGCGATTTCGTCGGCTCGGCCAGGAAGCCGGCGCGGGTCAATGTCGCCACCCACCACTCGTCACGCTCGCGCCAATG